AATAATCTGCCACCAGAGGTTGGGCTTATGACGCCCATCCTAGCACTTGGCACACTGGCGGTCTGGTTCGTTCTGGAAATGTTTTACATCTGGAACGGCATGCCGTCCATCAGCACACAGATTAGCACGCTCTACCACCAGTGGCCGACGTTCGGCATGCTCTTCGCCCTAGTTGTTGGGCTTCTTCTCGGACACTGGTTCTGGACGAAGTAATGACACCTGATGCTGTTGAGACGTTCGCCAAGGAGAACGGTTATCCACCAGTAGCAGAGGACGTTGTTTGCGTTGACTTCGACGGGACCATCGCCCCGTTCGGGGATAAGTTCGGCTTCCCGCCTCCGCTTCCGGGGGCGAAGGAGTTTCTAAAGTACCTGCGTGACGAGGGCTATAAAATCGTCATCTTCACATCGAGGCTCAGCACTGTATGGCACGCCTCAGAGGGCCGCGACCCGGCCCATGGTATTGCACAGCAGGTTCTTTACCTGCGAGACTACTTCGACATGTACGGCCTAGAGGCCGACTCGGTGACTGCGGAGAAAATCCCGGCCATCGCTTACATTGATGACAAGGCCATTGAGTTCATCACCAAGTGGAGCACGGCTAAGTCGAAGTTCCGCCAGAGGACCAAGGACCGAGTAAGCCCCTTGAGGGAGGATGCCGAGTGAGCAATACATTTGTTGTCAAGGACTCAGGGACTAGAGAGACTTGGGAGACCGGCTCACGCCGGGACAGTCGAGAGGGCAAGGGCAGGTTCGACCTTATCCCAACGCTGCCGCTTAGGGAACTTGCCATCCACTACGAGCAGGGCGCTGCCAAGTACGACGACAATAACTGGAAGAAGGGCCAGCCGTTGATGCGGTACATTGACTCGGCGATGCGACACATCAATGCCCTTGTCGCTGGCGAGAATACCGAGAACCACGCAATCGCAGCGGCATGGAATATGTTTGCCTACCGCTGGACACTCAATGAAATCCAGAGCGGCCGTCTGCCAAGGGAACTCGACAACCGCCCCGAGCCTGAGCCTCAGTATCAGGAAACTAAGTACGAGTACGTTAAGATAGCGGACGGCAGCGAAACCAAAGTCAACCATACGCACATTACGTTTTACGACGCCGAGGGTATTAAGTGAGGATTAAGCCGCTTTACATTCTGTTTGCTTGGTTCCTTGCGGCCATCTTAGGAAAGATGGGCACTGACAAACTCAGGGAGAGATTGTCTAAGAAGGAAGAGTAGGCAAACAAAAAAGAGCCCCGCCCGATTGTTAGTCGAGCGGGGCTAATCTTTGTATAACTAGCCTTCCGTCTTGTCCTCGTTCCTCTTAAGGAAGTACGCCGTCACGACGGCGGTAGCCAGCGGAGGGAACCACTCAGGGGTCTTGCCGTTAATGGCAATCTCCCACCCAGCGAAGCCGGTGGCGCCAGCAAGCAGCACCAAGGCAAGGATTGAGCGGACGCTACCCTTCGGCATCCACAGCGGGTTGTCATCACTGAACATCAGATGTTTCTCCTTACTTTAGACCGAGCACGCCCTTAATGCGAGCCTGCTCCTGTGCAACACCCTTGAGGACGCCAGCGGCCTCCCCAACCTTCTTGCCAGCCTCAAAGCCCTCGGTCTTGCCGGTGGCATAGCCACCCTCGTAGCCCTCGGTCTTGCCCTTCTCGTAGCCGGACTGGAAAGCCGCATCCGAGAATACCTTGCAGGACTCTTCGGTCGGCTCACCGGGCACGGACGGCGGGCACTCCGGGCACTCGGCCTCGGTAATGAGCGGGGTCACGGTGACCTGAGACTTCTTAACATAATAGTTGCGGAGGTTCCCGTCGTAGACAATAAGGTGCCCGCCAGTTACGGCATTCTCCTTAAGGAGAAGCATCGCTCTTCCGGGGTCAATCTGCACGTTATTTGTATTGGAAGAGAAGTCTCCGCTCACGTAAAGCCACGTCCCCTTCGGAACGTTGACCTGCTTAAAGGCCATTTCTTTCTCCTGCGGTGGTGGCGGCGGCGTGACGCCAAAGAAGGCCGAGTAAAAGTTAACCTTGTCTCGGTTCTCTGAGTCACGGAAGTATGAGATATGCGTGTGCCAAAGATGGCTGTTGTCGCCGTTTCCGGGGCCAGTGTGGATTTGGTAGTCCACCCCCGACCATCGCCAAACGACCTTGCCATCGGGGGAGTAGATAATCTCCCTGATATCAGAGAAGCCCGGAGCCTTCTTCTTGCACTGGTCAACGGCCCACGTCGAGAACCGCCGGAGCAGCGCGTAGTCGCTCCCGAACTTGATATCAATGGCACTGGCAGCGTCGGTCAAACCGCTCTTGTCTCTCGTCAACTTGACAGAATAGTCATTCCATCCCTTGCCGGTGGAAGAGAAAATCCTGTCCTTGCCTAGATGATAGCCGCCTGTGTGAGCGGTGTTGCCGACGATGCCGAACTGAGAAAGACCGTACCCGGACTGCTTGGACAGATACGTCCGCAGGTCGAGTAGGGACTTCGGGGCATAGGACATTTAGAACCCAGCCTCCTTCTCGCTATCGCATTCGTCGTAGTCTACGACAGCCTGTTCAGTGGCAGTGCCCGTCCACTTCCATTTGTAAGTACCAACCTGAGCAAGCGTAATCAGAACGTAGTACACGCCCACGCCAGACTTCACCAACTCTGCGTCGGTACCGTAAACATATGTAGTCATCGTCCCGTCGGGGGCGCGGACCACAACGGATACGGCCAACGGGTCAACGACAGTGCCCGTGTCCGGGTCCGTATAAGTTACTCTGGCCCGGATGATTGAGCCATTGCCGAAGATTGCCCTAGCCATTATGGTTTCTCCAACCTAGACTTCAACGACCGGCTCGTGCCAGTCGTGGTGCTGATGGTTCCGATTACCGTCATGTCGATGCCGACCGCGACCTTATCGGTCGAAGTCCCGAGCGTAGCCTTATCCCGGCTAGAGCCGAGCGTGCCGCGTACGTCCGTTGAACTGTTAATCCGCTTGGTCGCGGACGGGTTTGTAATGTAAGCCGATGCGGTGAACGACCCTGCGACCGTGGCTTGCAGGTGAGCATCCACCGAGAACGAGCCGCTTGCCGTGGCGAGAATGTATGCGTCAGCCGTAACGGCGGCAGAGGTCGTCTGCTGCACGTAGGCATCTGCCGTAAACGCAGCGGCAAGCGTTGCCTTAATGTTAGCATGCGCCGCAAACGTATTACTAAACGTATTACGGATGAACGCATCGGCGGTAAAGTTTCCAGCGTAGATGCGCTGGATATCTGCATCTGCGGTGAACGACCCGGACAGGGTGTTCTTGATGAAGGCATCTGCCGTGAAGTTACCGGCTACCGTGCCCTCGACCGCAATCCAAGCGTCTGCCGTGAAGGAGGCAGCGACGGTAGCGGCAATGTTTGCGTCTGCCACAAACGCGCCGGGGTACGTTACGGCAACCACCGCGTCGGCGGTGAAGGTTCCGGCAGTCGTCTGCTTGACGTAAGCGTCTGCCGAGAAGGAACCACTCAGGGTATTCTGAACGTAAGCGTCTGCCGTGAAGTCGCCGGTCACCGTGCCCGTAACGGCAATCTCGGCGTCCGCCGTGAAGGACCCGGCAATCGTGGCGGCAATGTGAGCGTCGGCAGTTACCGTACTCTGGTAGGTCTGCTTGACGTAAGCATCCGCAGAGAACGAGCCGGTGAACTCACGCTTGACGTGGGCATCGGCAGTGAACGTACCGGGGTACGTAATCGCACCCTCAGTTACGTCCATCGACCAAGTGGCTGACCAGTCAGTCCACGAGGCCACGTCGATTACGGCATCGGCAACGAACGTCCCGCCGTAGGTCTTAGAAACAATGGCGTCGGCGGTGAACGTCGAGGCGATTGTCTTCTTGATGTGAGCATCTGCCGTGAAAGTTTCCTGCCAGATGCGCAGGACTTCGGCGTCTGCCGTGAAGGAGCCCGGCTGGACGACGAGGATTTCAGCATCAGCAGTGAACGACCCAGCGTACGTCTGCTTGATAACCGCGTCGGCCGTGAATGCCCCGGCGATGGTCGAGGCAATGTGGCCGTCGGCAGTGAAGGCCCCGGCGACCGTCTGCTGGATGATGGCATCCGCAGTAAAGTTACCAGCGATGGTCTTCGCGATGTTCGCATCGGCCGTGAAGGAGGACTCGACCGTAGCGCTGATGTTTGCGTCCGCAGTGAAGGAGCCTTCGACTGTTCCTTCGGTCAGGATATAAGCATCAGCCGTGAAGGTCCCAGCCACCGTGCTGCTAATGTGCGCATCGGCAACGAACGACTGCTCAGTCGTCTTCTGGATGGTGGCATCAGCAGTGAAGGCGCCAGCCCACGTCCGAAGGATTTCCGCATCCGCAGTAAACGAACCCGCGTAGGTCTGCTTAATATCTGCGTCAGCGGTGAAGGCCCCTGCGTAAACCTGCTGGATGAAAGCGTCTGCCGTTACGCTGCCGCTGAAAGTCTTCTGGATGAAGGCGTTGGCGGAGAACGAGGACTCAAACGTCCGAGCGATATGAGCGTCCGCAGTAAAGTTACCGAAGACGCCGCCCTGAACGTCCATGCTCCAAGTATCAGACCAAGCCGACCAGTTGGCCGGGTCGATGATAGCGTCAACGGTGAAGGAGCCGGGCGTGGTCTTGGCGATGGTGGCGTCTGCCGTAAACGACCCGGCGGCCGTCGTAGCAATGTAAGCATCGGCCGTGACAGCACCGGCAATCGTGGCCTGCACGGTAGCGTCCGCCGTGAAGGTGCCCTCGGTGGTCTTTGCGATGTGGGCATCAGCCGTGAACGTACCGGAGAACGAGCGGGTAATGTCTGCGTCAGCAGTGAACGTGCCACTTGTCGTCAGCAGGATATCCGCATCGGCGGTGAACGTGCCAGCAACCGTGTTCGTAATGTTAGCGTCTGCGGTAAAGGAACCAGCGACCGTCTTGCTGATATGAGCGTCTGCCGTGAACGAACCACTGACGCTATTGACGATGTTGGCGTCCGCAGTAAACGACCCACTGACCGTGTTGAAGATGAAGGCGTCTGCGGTGAATGCCTGCTCGACGGTCTTAAAGATGTGGGCGTCTGCCGTGAATGAGCCGCTAGAAACGGCCAGAATATTCGCGTCGGCAGTAAACGTGCCAGCGTAGGTGTTCTGGATTTCGGCGTCCGCTGTGAATGTTCCAGCCGCCGTGGTAGAGATATGAGCGTCAGCGGTCAGGCTGCCCTGCGTCGTCTTCTGGATATAGGCGTCGGCCGTCAGGGAGCCAGAGAAGGTACGCTTGATATAAGCGTCGGCCGTGAAGTTGCCAATCTGCCCGGTCTGCACGTCCATCGACCACGTTGCCGACCACGTTGACCAGTGGGCAGGCTCAATGATGGCGTCGGCAGTAAAGGTGCCGGGGTATGTGGTGGAGGCAGAGCCAATCTCAGCGTCGGCAGTGAAGGTGCCAGAGAAGGTATTTGCAATGTGGGCGTCTGATGTAAACGAGCCGCCGACAGTTGCAAGAATGTAAGCGTCAGCAGTGAACGTCCCGCTGGTCGTCTTCTGAATGTAAGCGTCAGCGGTAAATGAGCCCCCTACGACAGTCAGGGACTGGACCGCGACTTCGATTACACCCTGCGAGACAAGAGCGTTCCTGTTGGCCGCTCCGACCACGGACTCGATAACACCCTGAGCGACGGAAGCGGGCGGCGCGCTGCTCTTGACGGCCGCCTCGGTGACGGCCTGAGAGACATACCCAAGGGCTGTACTACCAGTCAGTTCCTTGCTGAACGCCACGAACACCGGGTCGAGGATGGACGGGCGGGTCGTCGTGGCAGCCGAAGACTGACGATGGTCGTAGTTGATGGTGCGCGACGCCCCGGACACGAACGGAACCACGTCCATGAGCGTCCACGGAGTCTCGTCGCTGGCGTCCCAAGCGCCGCCATCTGGTGCGTTGTTGAGGAACGGGTCTTCGACAACTCGCAGGTCGTCAAGGCTGCCGCCCAGCGCGCCCTCGTCGTCAAAGCATCCGTACAGACCGACCTTGCCACTCGCTGTTTGAAGCGCGGCGGTCGAGTCCGACGTAGCGAGCGCCGGGGTGAACCCGGTGTCGGTGAACGTCGTCCGCAGGGCGTCCTGCGTGCTGGCCGAGAACACGATGAGTTCGGTCGGGCTCTGGCTGGATGCATAAATGCGGAACCACGGTCCGGCACCGGCAGCCCCAAGACTCGTCTGAGCGCCGGAGGCCACGCGGTACAACGTGGCCGTTGCTCCGGTCTGGAACAACTGGTAAGCGTTGTATGACGACCCGGCCCCGGTCCACCGGAGCATGACTCCGGTCCCGTCGCCAACGGCGTTCATCTTGAACTCGATGTAGCCGTCGCCCATAGTCACGCCGGACAGGCTCGCCGCAGCGTACCCGAAGGCCGCCGAGCCTCCGACAACATGGGCTACATCGGTCGAGCCAACAACCTCCCAGCGGACCGAAGCGTCACCAGTGTAGAACTCATGCGTCCACGACTGCCCACTGTCGGCGGTATGGGACGACAGGTTGACGGTCGATGCCTCGGTGAACGTGTCACGGGCTTTCAGCGTGCCGGGGTAGTCGTACAGCCCATTCCCATCCGGGTTGATTTGGAGGCTGTGGATTACGTCGGGGTTCTGGTCTGAGCCGTAGTCCTCAGTGACGTGGGAGAGGACGAAGTAGTCCTGCGAGGCGGACGGCGTGAACGAGGTCGTCCAAGCGTTCTGCCATGTGTCGAGCGCCGTCAACTGGTGGTCTGCCGGGGTCGCGATATGCGAGTCGGCAAACTTTGACAGGTTGATAGCGAGGACGCGGGACGACAGGAGCGTCGAGACAAACGACGACGAGGACTCCATCGAGCCCTGCACCTTGACGGTGTGGCTGGCGTTCGTCGGCGTGTTGGCCCAAACGAGCAGCCGGTTGCGGTACTCGTTGGCCGGGTCCTCGCCCTCTTCCGATACCTGCTGGACTACCCCACCGTCGTAGAGCAGCGTGTGGAACGTCTGCTGGTTCGGGGTGTTGGTGGTGGCGTCGTCTGTCGGATGCCACGTTACGTTGGCGATGTACAGGTACTTATCGGTGCCGTTCGGGGTGAATGTTACGCTGGCCCCGTCAGTCGGCGTCGTTGACAGAGTGTGGTCTGTCGTGTCTTCGCTGTACCAGTAGTCGGTGTTCTGCGTCCCGATGTCGTCGAGGTTGATGGCGACAATCTTCGCCCCTCGCAGGATGGCCTCCTGAGAGGTGGTCGAGGAGGCGTACTCAAGCGTGACGGCCTCGGTCGTCCCGGGCTGCGTGTAGACCGCCATGAACCCGACCCCGACGACCTTGTTGCCGAGTACCTCGTCGGCCTCATAAGCGTCGGTGAACTGGGTCGGGGTCGTGCCGTGGACGAGCCGAACCAGTACCTCGTCGGCGGACCCCGACAGCATCGTGTGTGCGACCGCGAGGATGAGGTACTTGTCGCCAGCCGTGAACGACCCGGCCGGGATGGAGGTTGCTTCATGCCACGCGGTGGAACTTAGCGTTTCCTTCTTGCCGGATGATGCGGTTAGGATTTGCGCCTGCGCCATGGGTTGAGTCCCTTAGTTCACTGCATTGAGTTGCTGTGAGTTACTGTCCTCCGACAGAGAATGACCCGAAGCCGGGATTGATGTACGTACCAATCTTCTCGATGGCGATTAACTTTGTATCGCCAGCCACGATGAGGCGTGGGATGCTGTGAGCCTCTAGCCAGTTGTTGACGGTGTTGGCTGTGCCGGGCGTGTACACATCGTCAAGCGTGGCGCCCGGAACGAGTTGGCAGCGGTTGTCGTTGCCCAGCCCAACGAGGTCCGGGTCGATGGCCTTGGTCAATGCAATGTCGGCCTTGGCAATGTCGATGGCATTGACAAACTGCGTACAATATTGCTCAGCAGCCGGGCGGTATGGGCCGTTGAGGTCTGTGAGGGCCTCGCCCCTGCCCGGCCACTGGCCGTTGCCGATTACGTCACTGACGATGTACTCGACTGCCACCTTTAGGCCGTCACCTTTTCGCCATACTCAAGGCCATTGAGTTCGCTGATAGTCCAAGCCGTAGCGGTAGCCGGGCTTGTCTCCGCGACCTGCGTGTAGCCGACGAACGAGTCAGTCATCGCCTTGCCGGTTCCGGTGTAGTCGGCTGCCGAGATACGCAACGCCGGAGCCACTGTGCGTGAACCAGAGGCGTCCTTCTTGGCGCGCATGTAATACTGCGCTGCATACACCGTGCCAGACGTTGTTACGAGGTTGCCCATAGCATAGGTATCAATCTCGTTCGTTACGTTCGTAGAAACATAGTCGGCGTCTGAAACCACCGGGTCATCGACAAGCAGGTAGTTGTCAACCTGATTGCCGTCAGAGCCATCCCACTGCGAGTAGTTGCCGTTGCCGTTGGGGAAGATGCACTCGACGGCCACGTCGCCGGGGTACGTAGTGTTGTTGGAGCCGCTGCCGTCGCCACAAATCCAGTCGTCGTAATAGAACTGACCGACCTGAGCGGGTCCGGTGCCGTTGCCGTTAGCACCGATGCGCCATGTATCAACATAGGCATTTGCCGTCTGCTGGGTATCAATGCCGCTTGCCGTAAGTTCCTGCTGGCCGTTCAGAATAACCGTGTACGAGCCCGTCGTGTTGTTGATGGTGGCCTTGAACTGAATGTGGTTCCAACCGGCGGCCACGGTGGTCGTGCCGGTAGCGTGGAACGAGCCCCCAGCGTGAACCCTGAGTTTCTCGCCAGTGCTGAGCCAGAGAGCCACCTGAAACTCAGAAGTCGTGTCTTCGGTAATGCCGTTGGTGAACGCCGCAATGCACTGGTCGCCCGACACGCCAGCCGTGACATAGATAGCAAAGGTCATCCACGGGGTGGAAGTCGTGTAGCCACCCGGCGCGGTCCAAGCCCACCCGTTGCGACGGTCGTTCCCCATGTAAAGCGAACGCGGACCCGTGCGCTTCTGCGTGGTGCTCGTCACAGGAGTCGAGCCGCCCTGCGTCTGCACGGTGATGTTGGGACTCTTCTCCGCTGCGCTAGTATAATGGTCAAACGAGTCCATGAAGAGGATTGCCATTGCTAGACTCCTGCCCTAACCCGGCGGTACCAGACGCCGGTCGTGAGTGGCGACTGCACGGTGTAGCGTGCCTGATTGCCAGCGTAGGTCGAAGCGACTCCGGTTGACGGTACGGCCACCCAGCCGCCGCTGCCGGTCTGGTCGTACTCCCAGCCAGTCTGGTCGATGTACGTCTTGAGCGAGCGGAGATTGCCGGTGTCGAAGGTGTTGGCCGTGTCAATCTCCATGTGGAAGTGGTAGTTGCCAGCCGGGCCGCTTGGGATTTCAAAGACGAGGACCGGGGTGGCGGAAACAGTCGCCGTATCGGCAGGCGAAACCCACGTCGGGTTGGACGGGGCAAGCCCCTGAATGTAAGCGTCAGCAGTAAAGTTACCGACCAACGTCGCCGTGACGTGGCTGTCGGCAGTGAACGAACCTTCGGTGGTCTTCTTGACGTAGGCATCCGCTGAGAAGTTACCAGCAATCGTAGAAAGGATTGTGGCGTCAGCAGTAAAGTTACCCTGAGTCTGCGTGCTGATGGCGGCATCAGCCGTGAAAGTATTGGCGGTCGTTACCGAAACGAAGGCGTCTGCCGTAAACTGCTGGGTGATGCCAACACGCTTGACGTTGGCATTCGCCGTGAAGGAACCCGGAATGGCGTTCCTCTTGATGTTGGCATTGGCAGTAAACGAACCATTGACCGTCGTGGCTCCAAGGTTGTAGGTACCGCTCAGGAACGCCTGATAAACATTTGCGCCAACGGTATCGCCGCCCTTGGACCGGGTTCGGGTCCACTGGATTTGGACGATGGCTCCGTCCCATGCCGTCTTGTTTGCCGTCGTGTTGACGTAAGAGAAGCCGGTCGCAGACGAGTTGGTCGGCGTGGCGGTCGTGCCCGGTGTAGCAATCTGCTGGAAGGTGCCGCCAGCCGAAGCGGCTGCGAGGATGGTCGTTCCGTCAGAGCCGACCACTCGGGCGTCAAGGGTATCCCATGTCGAGTTGGTGACGGCAGAGGCCCAGCCGTAGCGGATGGTAATGGCGAGGGTCGCCATGGTGCCGAAGTCACCCGGCGTGTTGTCCATCGCACGGCCGTACTGATACGTACCGGACGTGTTCGTAGACTGACTATCGAACGTGGCGTCACTGGCATCGGACAGCGCTGTTACGCCACCGGGGGACGAGATAATCGAGCCGGTCGTCGGCAGGCCAGTAACGTCTGCTGCTCCGGGGTATAGGGTAGGAAGCGTAGCCATTAACCCTTACCTCCGCACTCAGCGCAAGTTTCGCCCGGCCTAGGCCAGTCTCCGCACTCCACGCCGATGCGTGCCATGGTAGGGGCGACATGCTCAATGTATTCTGCGCTTTCGTGAACAGCCTGCCATGAGCCAAGTTTCTCACGCAGCGTACAAACAAACCGACGACGGAAGCGCCGCTTGCCGTCGTCACGCAGGAATGGGCACACCACCCCGTTAATCCAGCAGCAATGTCCTTCTGTAGTTACTCCTGCTTTGCAGATTTCAGCCATTGAGTTGAGTCCTTGCCCCTGTTGAGTCAGGGTTATGCATCCTCCGGCTCAGGGATTTCCCTGACCTGAGTATTCAAGTGCGAACGAAGCAGGTCGCCAAGGTGGCTATCGTCACCGGTCCCAACCTCGATAGAGCCGTCAGGCAAAATCCAAGTCCAGACGGTCGTCTTGCCCTTCTTCCAGCCGATGCAGAACACACGGAACTGCGGGACGGTCAGGACAGGAATAACTTTCCTCTCTCGCTGGTCGCTGCTCCGGCTGATGATGCTGCCGACGTAGACTCGCGAACGAAAGATTGGCTTGGCGCCTTCGGGGATGGCAATCTGTACCATCGGCCAAGGGCGTCCAGACAAGTTAACGTGCGTGCCCTTCGGCACGAGCGACCATCGAACAGTGCGGGCGAGGATTTCCTTGTCGGCCCACCCGCGCTGTTCTAGGTCAACGACGACCTCTTCCCCGTCGTCAAGGGTTGCGTTAGCAAAGTAAGGGAACTCATTTGCAGACATTGAGTTGTCGGTCCTCTCTCCGGCCTAGGGCCGGGGCTTAAACCTCGTCGTACGAGTAGTTAAGAGTCTCCTGCTGCATGGCACCCGGAGCGGCAGAGCCGGTCGGAGCCAACTGAAGCAGCAGCGCCTTGCTGACGGTGTTGACCGCCGAGTACGTAGCGAGGTCCCAATCGCCCTTGCTGCCCGACGTGTACGTCATGGCATCGGCATCGCCGGTCATGGGCGTGGCGGTCGGCTGGGTGTCGCCAGTGCCGGGGGAGGCCCCGCCGGTACCAACGGCCAACTTGGCCCGAAGGCCGATGTTAGCGCCAGAGCCGGAGTCGAGCGGCCCGGTGCCGTCGGTCCAGAACTTGACGTTGCCCCACGAAACTGCGGGGGCGACAGTCGCCTTGAGGCGAATGTGCTTCTCATACGAAGACGTGCCAGCAACAACGGGGTTGTTCTGGCGAGTCGTCGCATCGGTAGCGGCGGAGTCAATGCTCAGGAACGAGATACCCGTCTGAACAGTTGACTCAGTGGCGGCGCTTGCGCCCGTGTAGACGAAGACGCCAACGGTTGCGGCCATGTTTACTCCTTCTGCTTATCAGCAGTCTTTGCGTCTGAGTTGTCGGGCGTCGGAGTCAGCCGTTCAATCTCTCTACGGGCCTCATTGAGTTGGTCCCTTAGTTCATCCATCTCCAATACTAGGAGTCCAATCTTTTCAAATGACTTCCTGAGAAGTTCCTCGACCGTCATGCGGTTCCTCCTTTGCGTAAGCACTAACTACCGTCAGGCCAGAAGATGATGCCGTCAAGCGGCACATACCCGGTGCCACCGGCCTCGGGGATGACTTGGCCGGAAGTCTCGATGTCAACACGTCCGGGTGCCGCGTTGGAATAAACCGAGTAGATGAGCGTCATCGCCGGTCGGAACCCGCTTGGCAGGGTGAACGCCGCCGCAGCCGCCGTGCCGTTCTTGATGAGCCCGCGAAGGTGGACGAACCCGGCCGCATCCTTCATGTATGAAGCCGTCTGGAACCCGTTCCCGTAGTTGACCCATGAGTTCGTCAGGGTCGGCGCGGTCCAAGAGGTATTTGCTTGTGGTAGGAGAATGCGCCAACGCTGGCTGGTTCCATCATAAACTGCCTCAACGCCGCCGCGCGGGGCAAGAGTTAGGTCCGCGTTACCCGGACAGAGGAAGCGGTTGGCCGCAGTGCTGCTGGCCGACTCATGGGCGAGAATGATGTCCGTTGCCGTGTTGACGTTGAACAGCCACAAGAAGATGCCGTGGTTCGGTGGAGCCACGATGCCGGTAATCGTGCGCACTGTCGAGTCGGTCGAAATCTTGATGGTGTTGGCAAGGTCAAGATTGGTCGGGTTCCAGTTGTTGGTGTTGGCTGACAGGGCAGTGGGGCTGATGGTGGAGTCGAAACCGACCCGGGAGTTGCTGCGACCGAGCAAGATGCGCGGCCCGGCACCGTCGTTGTATGTCCAACGAGATACTTCGACCGCCGACTCCGATGGCGTCGTGCCGGTGGCGTACAGGATGCGAAGGTCGTTGGAGGTGGTGGTCCCATAGTCCATGAGCCACTTGGCGTTCTGGCTGCTGTCGAGCCAGCGGAACGCCGCGTAGTCGCCGCTCCCGAAGGTATCGGTGGATGCGGCCTGAATGCGTAGCCGTGAGTCGGACGAGCGGTAGATGAACACGTCGCGCGACGTTGAGCCCGACCCAAGCCCAATGCCGACCGCTTCCTTATCGCCCATATAGCCGCCGACCCATCGCGCCGCAACGTCGCCCGCCCGGTTGGCGGCAAAGGCCGTGTAGTCCGTAGAGCCGGGGCTACTGTCACTGAGCAACCGGAACAACGGGTTGTTCGTGTTCGCTCCACCTGCGGCTTCCATGTACATCTGGTTGGCACCGTTTCGGTACAGGCGTACATCGCGGGTTGAGCCGGATGGTCCCCACTGCATCTCGCCAGTGTTCTTCATGGCGAAGGCGACGCTGGAAGCATTGAGGTTGGTCGGGTCAGTCAGCAGGACGTAGTTCGCGCCGCTCGCCCGGTAGATACGCAGTTCACCGAGAACGTTCCAAGCGTTAGCGTCACCGTAGTCGCCCTCGTCCATGACAACAGCGGCATAGGGCGAGTCCCAGCGGATATAAGAACTCGCCGCAGCAGTGCCGGGACCGAAGGCGACCGATGCCCTAACAGAGTCAACGAGCAGCGGCTTGTAGGCCGCTGGCACATTAACTTCCTCTACCCACCGCTCGTCAGTGTCGTAGTTGATGTTAACCTTTACAACGTCGCCGACGGTGAGGTATTGCGTTTCGGGGATGCGAAAGCCACCCGACATGTAGGCCCCGTCGGTCTCGCCGTAGAGATAAGCCGACGCCTCGTGGACGCCAGCATCGACCTCACCGACCGTGCCCCATGTGCTAGAAATGCGGGCACCGTCTTTCAGGCGCCGCTCAATCCTCTTGTCGATTGCGGTGAGGATGCGAGTGGCGTCAGAGTGCAGCGATGGAGACTTAGGGGAGATTTCGCCGTCGGCCATTAGTTAAGTTTAATCTCTCGTAGCAACCGCAGGGTTTGCCGAGAACTTGAAAGCGGGATTGTGAAGGCTTTCAAGCGGTAGGTGTTGTCCAACTTTGAGAAGTCCGTTTCGCTAATCTTAATCACATCGTTACCCTCAAAGGCCGGGTTGCAAATAACCTCTAGGGTGATGTCTTCGTTGACTAGAACATGCTTGTAGAACAAACTTTCGGCCACCTTGTCGGCGACCGTCTGAGAGCCAATGGTGTCATCCTCGTGGATGAAGACCCGCTCTCCAATCCTGTTTACGTTGGTAACGCTCTGCGGGTTGGTGTCAGAGATACGAGAGGTAACAATGTTCTCCTTGTCGGCAGTGCCGATGACCAGAACGGTATTGTAAAGATTGTCATCCGTATAGGAAGCCTTAACGGTTACAAGGTTGTTGTTGGCCTCCGGGCCGTATGTATAGACCACGGCCGCGTCTCCGGGGCTCTTGAAGTCCTGCGTGGTCAGGAAGCCCAACTGGTCGAAGTAAATGTCAAGGTAGTTCCCGGTCGCCAAGCGGGCGAGGGCCTCGCCGCGATTGTCGCCCTGCTCTACACTGAACTTCCTCATGACTCGACGGTAGGTGTCGGTCCTCGACAGAAGCGGGTCTAGGTTGCGAAAGGTCAGCCCAACCTCGTCGCAGATATCCGCAATGATTGTATTAAGATACGTGTTTGCTGCCCATGACCGCGCCTTCGGGAAGACGCTCTTGCCCAACTTCTTCCACAGGTCAGAGCCAGAGAGGACGACCATGGACATGCCGCGCTCGACCTCAACATCTGCCGAGTCGATAGCGAACACGCCAATAGGCACGACCTCTTCGTAGTCTCCATAGGCAATGCCACGCCAGAAGCGGACCAGACGGTTAACGTAAAACGTCCCGCCGTACGCCCCGTCCGGCGACCAGATGCCATCTTTGTTGAGAACAGTAGCAGAAAACGTGCGCCGTGTCAACCGCGTAATATCTACGTCAACGTTGCCGTCAACAAGAATGTTCTCCGGGTAATCACCGATTAGGCCGGTGTCGTAGAAGGCAGCGATAGTATTCCAGTCCGTGTCGAGCACGTCCATCCGGATACGAACAGTGTGGCCTTGAGACTGTAGAGAACTCAGGAACGAGCCTGAAACCTTATACACTAGTCAACCTCAGTCCACGAGAGCGTGGCATTAAAGTGGCCGACCTGCTCGTAGTCCTTGGTTGGCCCGGCAAACTCGACCTGCCATACGTCGCCGAAGGGCGACTTAAGAAGATGCGGTCCGGCGTTAGACTTCACGTAGTCAATCTGCTCTTTCGCAATAGTACGCTCACTCGTGGGCCACTTGGCTTGCAGCGTGCCCTCGGCCCCCATGACGCCGCCCCGAAGGATGACCTTTCGGTTCGTGCCAAGGGGCTCAAACACTTCCTGCTGAACCGGCTCTTGGAACGGAGCGGCAATGACAGGGACCTCAAAGATGTGGCTCAGGGCTCGGTCCGCGCCGATGATGACCCAAGAGTCGGTGTCGAGCGTGACCGTCGAGATATCGCTATCGCCACTCTCTAGGTCAACGTCGCCCGGAATAATCTGGAACTGCGTAATCTTATAATCGTAACTTACGCTATTAGCAGCAGTGTAGTCAAGATATGAAGTGGTTGCCTTATTAACGATATCAGTGATAGCAGTCCAGTTGTCGCTGCCGGTGACCTTCCTGTAGATAGTATACTGCCGGAACTCATTGGCGGCGACAGTGGACTCGTCCCAAGACATGGAGACAGCAGACTGGCTCACGTCGTCGGAGACAACGAAGTTGCTGATGGCGTCAGGTGCAGTCCAGTTAGTCGTGAACGAGTTGAAACTACCAGCGGCATCCGGGTCCGAGGTAAGGCTGTCGGTGTCCCACATCTTGACATGGACCGTGTAGCCCGTTCCGTTGACTAGGTACCCGGCCGGGAAGGCAAAAGTCTGCGCCGAAGAGTACACCCGGCTGAGTGTCTGGTAGATGATGACCCCATCCGAGTTCCGAACAACCTTGAGGTAGAAGGAGTTCTGTCCCTTGCTGCCGTTAGAGGTATGGGTCCAGACGATATTGAAGGCCGGTGAGGTTACCGTTCCGCTCTCCGATGGGGTCTGGATTGTCAGAACCGGAGACTGGCTCGGCTTGAAGACCGTGTAGGAAGACCAAGTGCCTTCGGCCCCATGCGCATCCGCGAACCTCATGCGGTATTTGTACTCAGTCTCGTAAGCGATAGGGTTGGCGGCTCCGGTGGTCTTGATGACCCCGGCCTCGCCATCGGTCACGGTGTTCGTCCCGCCGATAAGCGGGTCGGTCACCGCCGCATCATCGTCCTTGTAGAGTGTATAAACATGCGTCGAGTCCGAGTTGCGGTAGACCTCAACGGTCATGCCGGTCGGAACGTCGCCGCGCGTTGTCTTGTCAGTGTCACCGAAGACGGCCGAGAAGGTCGGAGCGGTGGTGTCGGGGACGACCTGCCCGGTCGATGGCGACATCGAAGTCGGGATGGTCGGCGCAGAGTTAAGGATGAACGGCGTCCTAGCAGACAGGCCGCCCTCCGGGCCGGTGCTCTTAACGTAACTTGCCTGCCAGTAGTAGGTCTGGCCGGGCGACAGCGCAGAGCCGGTATACAACTTAGAGAACGTGGTGCCGGAACCGGCCTGATTGGTGCTATCCCAAATCAGCGTCCCGCCGGATGCCGCGTCGTAAACGTAAATCCGATACGTCGAGATTACCTCGCTGTTGTACGTCGTGCCGTCGAAGGACGGGTTGGTCGCATCGAACACGAGGTCGTCAACGTTGATGTCGCCGGAGTACGAACCGCCAGAAGCGTTGACACGGACGCCGATGCGGGTAACATTCGACCAGTCAACCGAGCCGCCAGTCGCAACCGGCGAGCCCTTAGTTGCGGTCTGCTGACCCCAAGAGGTCGTCGGCGTCACCGTATACTCGGCATAGTCGCCGGACGTAGCGAAAGTAAAGCGAAGCCTGACGTAGCCAAGGTTGGTAACGGTCGAAGCCTTGGTGTAAATCTTAATGGGCGTCTGCCCGCCGTAGTCGCTCAGGTCTAGCGAGACCGTGCGGTACGTCTCGCTTGTCGAGCCGCTGCTCAGCGAGGTCAGAGACACGGCCATAGAGGCACGGCCAGTCTGCTTGTCTGCCGTGTCAACGGCAGCCGAGGCACTCGTGCCGTTGGTAACGTTAACGATATCGTCCCAGCCGTCGATGACGGACGGTGCGCCGAGCCAAGCATCGGGTCCGGGCGAGTCGTGCGTCGGGATGCCAGCCGAGTCCATGGAGAACTGGACGTACCCCGTCCAGCCCGAGCCCCACGACGAACCGGAGTCCGACGAGACCTGAACCCGCCACTTGTAGTCCGTGTTCCAAGCAAGCGGAGTGATAGACGGCGCGCTGCCGGTGGCGCCATAGGTCACCGTAGTCGAGGTCGTAGAGCCCAGCGTGACGGTCCCGCTGACCCACGCTGCCGCGTTATCGGAGACGCGACGGACCTCGATTTGGTAGGCATTGAAAGAAGTTGAACGACCGAAAGTAAAGTCAGGCGTGGTGTCCGTGACCGGCGAAACCGGGGCAGTCTGCGAGATAGCACCGGCAGCCGGGGTAGTGAAATACTGAGGGCTGGACACATCTGACGTGCCGCCGATGCTGGACGTGACCTGAGCGGTCCAGTAGTAGTTCGTGCTGTACGAGAGCGTGGTGCCGCCGTAAGCCTTGGTGAAGCCAGTGGACGTTACGCCAGACGTAAATGTGTTTGAGTCCCATACGAGTGAGCCACCGGTCGTGTAGACTCGCACGCGCGCAGACGTGAGGGAGTCTGCGGTAGTGGCCCGAGCACCGGAGAATACCGGCGCCGGGTTGCCGCTACCGTCAGTCGGCACGACCTCGTAGCCCGTCGGGTCAAGGTTGATTGGGATACCGGTCTTGTGCGTTGTGAAGTAAGCGTAGCCGGAGTAACTGCTCCAAGCGCCGTTGCTGTCCTTGGTCTTGGCACGCCACCGGTACTGCGTGTTCCAAGAGAGGGCCGGGCTCCCGCCGTAAAGGACGGACTTGGTGGTGGTCGCCGAAGACGAGACCTCGCCCGAGTTCCAGACAGACGAGCCGCCAGAAGTCTGTAGGTCAATCTGGTAGCCATACAGCAGGCTGTCGCCGGGGTCCGGGTCGCTGTGCGTGACCTTGAACGTTGGAGTAAGGGTCTTGATGTCAGTGGTCGGGCTTTCAAGCAGCGCCAAGGTCGGGACGTTGGGCACGGTATTGACCTTGAATGTTTGCAGCGTTGAGTTATACGGACCCCACACCCCGGCAGCATCCTTGGTCTTGGCCTTCCACTTATAAAACGTATTGCCGGTCAGTGCAGGCCCAGCGTAAGTCTTGCTGAACGACGTGCCGCTAGCCGAGAGCGTGCCGCTGTCCCACTTGAGCGTGGTGCCGTTGTTCTCATAAACGGCAATCTGCACGCCGCTCATAGTGTCACCGCTGTCCGGGTCATTGAAGGTGCCAGTAAAGGTGGGGGACAGGGTATTCACGATGGCGCTGTTGATTGGCGAAGTACGGGTCGGCTCCGTCGGAGCGGTATTGGTTTCGTAGTTGACTACGATATAGGCATCGGTTGACGTGCTGTACTCGCGAGAGCGGAACTCCCAAACATCGGTGTTGCTCGTAGTCTCGTTCTGGCCAAGAAGCACGAGACCGTGGAACGTTCCAGAGGCAAACGCATCCTGAATAAGCGAAGTAATGTTAACGCTGTACCAAGACCCGGATGAAGTGCCCGGCGTCCACGAAGCCTGATTTTGCGTAGTGTGACTCGGCTGATTGCTCCACTCGACGGCGTTCGTTCCGGAGAGGCTAACAGCCGTTCCCTCGGACCAAGTAGACGTAAGCCTGCGGACGTACAGGGCTGGCGAGTAGTACGTAATGTAATACTGAGAGGCCATGCAGTACAGGGTGGCCGACGTGATTGAGGTCATGCCAGAGAAGGAGTACGAGAAGCCAAGCAGGGAACGATAGCGGTAGGCGCCGCCACCGTCATTGTACTGCCCGACCGGACAGTACAGCGATGCCCCCGCTCCGGCAGACCACCCATCTGAGGTTCGATACGCGATACGAGCGTCTTTACTTACGTTCCAAGTCGTACTTGCCATTAGTCCACCGTACTCATGCGCTCAAGCGCATTGACCATATCGGAGCCAGAAATAATGCTGGCCAACTTGTTCAGGGAAATCTGGTCGAGGCTGCCGTCGCCGGACTCGACATTGACATTAAGGTCGATGCGCATCGTCTTGTCGTAGGTCTTGTTCAGGCTGAACTGGCCGCCCTCTGCGGCCACGGTGACCTGCCCCTGCGTGGAGTCCACCACAGACGCTAGATTATTGCTGAGGGCGTTCATCGCCACCAAAGCGTCGTCTGTATTGACAATGCCCTGCGCGAGCCCTTGCACAATATTCTCGCCCAGCCCGGCCATGACCTTAGAGGGGCTGCTGATGCCAAGAATGTTTCGGATGGGCTCAGGGATGATGTTCTTGATGAAAGCGGTAATCTTCCCGATAATCCAGTTCTTGGCGTCGTTGATGCCCTTCCACAGACCGGAGACGATGTTATCTCCGATGCCAGCCATCAGGGTAGACGGGGAGCGGACGCCGAGGAAGTATTTGATGCCTTCGATGATGTTGCTAAAGAACTTCACAACGCTGTCGATGGCTCCACCGATTGCCCCGCCGATGCCCTCAACGAAGCCGTTGATAACGTCCTCGCCAAACTTCTGTAGCGTATTAATGAAACCAGCAATCTGCATGTAGACCGAGCCCTCGCCGGTCCCGAAGAATGTCTTGAAGATGCCGCTGACAATCTCAATCATCCCGTTCCAGAGCCCGACGAAGATGCCGATGAAGCCCCGGACGATAGACTCGGCCACCTGAGCGAAGCCGCTGATGATGTTCTCGATGCCATCCCACATGAGTTGCCAGTCGCCGTTCAGGATGCCGGTGAAGACTTGGAAGATGCCCTCCAAGATTTCAAAGAAGCCCTGCACGACCCCGGCAATGCCCTCCAAGATGCCACCCCAAAACTCAGCCATGTTCTCAAGCCAAGGCAGGACAATGTTATTGACTGCATCCGAGAGGAACTGGAAGATACTTTCAACCGTGATGGAGAACTCAGAAATGTCAACCCCAATGCCCTCAAGCACGGAGTCGAGCCACTGCCAGAACTGAGAGAACGCCTCGGCCAGAACCTCAAACGGCTCCATGAAGGCACCAATCAGGGTTCCGAGGAATGCCCCGAACGCCTCAGCGGTCTTGCCTGCCTGCTCAAGCACGGGGCCGAAGGTCGAGACCAGCCAGTTGATGAACTCGCCAATGGCGGGCAACACTACGTCTCGGATGAAGTTTCCGATTTCGCCGAGGACGAAGAGCAGTGGCGGCACGACATTAGTCATAATCCAGTTGACCACGCCGTCTACGAAATCCTTGAAGCCCATGAAGTTCGTCAGGTATGCCGCCACGAGAACTGCAATGACGGCGGCGATTACGCCGATGACGCCGAGGAAGAGTCCAACGGTGCCCATGAGCATCGGGCCAACCTTGGTGGCCACGACAATGAGACCAGTGATAACCCCGCCGATAACGTCCATGACCTTCCCGGCGCCACTCTTCGCGCTGTCGGCAGCAGTAGCGGTAATCTTAATGCCAGTCTTCGTTGTCTCGTAAAGCGTCCTATAGGCCGTCGTGACTTCCTTGATTTTGCCGAGAACGATGCCGAGGCCGTAACTAGAAGCCACGATGCCTGCAAGGGCAAGGCCAATCTGCTTAATCTTAGCAATGTCCTCAGCCGACACGCTGTTCATCCAGATGGCAAGGTCCGCGATGATGCGAACCAGTTTCTCCACCGCCCGCCCGACAATCGTGTTGATTGTGTCCGCTAGGCTTCTAAGCCCGCCTTCCGTGTCTTCTGAGCCAAAGATAAGGATAGTGAAGAAGCGCTTGGCGGCATCCGCGAAGAAGCGGAGCACCTTGCTCACAGCCCACCACCGGTCGTAGATGTGCTTGGCGGCAGCGGCGATGACGATGCCAGCCATCGTGAAGACCGCAATCATCGGCGCCATGCCGATAGTAATCAGCAGAATGTTGCTGAGCATGAACACAAACGTACCGGCGGCGAGCAGGATAGCGCCTGCCACGCCCGCAATGACAGCAGCAATAATGCCGAACTTGGCCAACTGCTTAACAATCTTGGGGTTGGCCGCAGCCCAAGCAATCATGCTCTTGATGACAGCCGTGACCTGCTCAACGATGGGCCGGAAACTTTCGATGATTTCGCTGGCCATGCCGTTGACCGCCGGGACGTTATCCCAAATAACAACGTTCAGTTCGTTCAAGGCGGGCGTCAGGACTTCGGCGATGGACCGACCGACTTCAAGGACGATGGGCATGAAGGACTGCTTGAGGCCGCCGAGTGCGCCCTTCCAAGAGTTCTCAAAGTTAGACCACGTACCCTCAAACGCCTTGTGGGCCTCTTCCTGAGTCGCAAAGTATTCGACCCAAGTATCCTTGCCTTCATTGACGGCGCGGGTGGCGGCACCGACCATCTGAGTCATGACCGGGAGTTCGTTCGCCGTGGTGATGGTGGCCAGAATGTTAGCACGCTGCTGGTAGTTGAGGCCCTTCATCGCGGCACCCAACTTCATGACGTACTTCTCCATGCCAATGAAGTTGCCCTGAGCGTCGAAGGCTACCTTGTTATAGCCGCCCTGCGCCTTGAACAACTCGTCAAGCACGCCCTTGGCCTTGGCGGTTGGCTTAACAATCTTGATGTACGTCTGCCGAAGGGCACGGCCAGCCTGCGAGCCTCGGATACCGGCGTTGCCGACGGCGCCAAGGATGGCGACCATTGTCTCAAGTGGCTCGGATGCCTGACCAGCGACGGCACCGGTCATCTTCAAGGAATGGATGAGGTCGGGGAACTCAAGGGCCGTCTTCTGCGTGGCATAGAACAGGAGTTCCGATACCTCAGCAGTGTCGGCAGTCGTCATGTTAAACTGCTTAAGGGTGGAGTAGACACCCTTAATCGCCTGCTCGTAAGACGTGTCCGTCATCGCGGCGACCTTCATCACCGACTCGACAGACTCCATGGTCTGGATTAGGTCTTCCTGACTATCAATGACCTCGCCGGTCGTTGACTGCCAGAAGTAAAGGCCCTTGGCTACCTCTTCCGCCGGGAAGATGCGGAGTTCGTGGGACAGGTCGTAGACGCTGTTCTTAAGTTGGTCGTAGAGTTCAGACTGCGTATCAAAGATATCAGCAGCAGCAGCGGCTCGGTTGAGGGTAAACTCAAAGTCTCCCCAAGCACTGACCGCATCGGCGGCGGCACCGGCCGCGCCTTGAGCAAAGCCAAGAAGGTCGCGGCCCATCGACTGCATGTGGACGCCAGCACGGAACACCGCGTCCAACTTCCTCTCCACCTTGGAGAGCACGCCGACAACCTTGTCGAAAGCCTTGACCCACATGCTTGAGCCCTTGGCTGTCTTGTTCATGCCAGATGCCATCTTCTGAGAGGCATCCCGTGCCTTGTTCATAGACTGGACAAGTTGAACAAGAGCCGCGCTATTCTGTACGTCAACCCTAATACGCAGAATGATATCGGAGGTATCGGCCACTTAACGACTCACAAAAGGAAAGGGGGCCACATCAAACATTGCCACAAGTGTTTCTCTAACGCAATACTTGTGGCAACCGATGTGGCCCATTCGTCATCCTACTTCAATGATTTAGCGGCGGCGGCGTTCTCGCCAGCACGAAACTGGTCGAAGATGCCCATCGTCCATACTGATTGGTCAAGCACCCCGCCAGCCTCGGGGAGTTGCGCGAAGCCGGTAACAAACTCCGTTAGTTTGTGCTCGGTCTTTCCGCGCTTTTCGATTGACATGTGGAAGAGCATCACCGTCCGACATGTAAGGTACATGTCGAAGGCCCTAGCAATGCGAGGGTACCGCTTGCGGACGCTTTCCGTCCGGTATCCCTGCGCATACTGGCGTGCTAGGTCAAATGCTACTTTCCCTCGGCGCTCGTCGGGACCAGTCCCTCAAAGTGAGCGGCGACCTTAAGGTCAACGGCATTGGCTGCCGCAGCCGAAAGGCTGTGGTAGTCCTCAAGCGTAGGCTTGCCCTCAGAGAGAGACCAGCCAACGACAAGGGCGTCGAAGAGGAAACCCTGAAACTCCATGGCCTCAGAGAGCGACATCTCTGTCGCATCCTCGCTAGAACGAGGCATCGCCGCAGCGATGCGGTTAAACTCTCGCTTGCTGACTTCGGACTTAAGCAGGAGGAAATCCTCCTTCTCGTCGTCCAGATAAACAGTATCAACCTGCTCGCTAGCCCTGCGAAGAACGCCCATAGTATTCCTTCCCTCTCCCTAGTGGGAGTAGTGGGGAGCGGCCGAAGCCGCCCCCGTTCACTTACTACGCTACGGCCGACTCGTCATTGACGAGGGTCGCGGTGAAAACGTCGCCGCCAATCGGAGCAACGACGAGAGCCTCGACGCTCTGCTCAAGCATGTCGCCAGCGGAGAGCGGGACGCTCACCTTGTTCCAGCGAACATTCGGGACCTCGATGCGCAGGATTGTCGGCGAAGACATTCCGGCAAGCGTCGGCCCGGTCATGTGCAGGTCAACATCGAAGATGTCTTCGTTGAGGAACCTGTCGTACTCCGAGGTATCGGTGAAGTCAATGGTCAGAGCCAGAGTAACCTCCCGCATACCAAGGTCGAGCCGCTGCCAAGCACGGGTCTTGCGAAGGGTGCCGACTCGCTCGATGTTGTTGTTAACCCCGAAAGTAAAGTCCTTGACAGTACCAAGGATAGTACCAGAGTTAACCTTGATGTCCACGCCGGAGAAGTGGAACGGCACAACGTCGGTGTAGGTGGGCGTATTTGGCGAACCAATCTTGGTCCGGTTAACACCCTCAAGCCCGAACGAGGCAGTCACGATTTCGCCGAACGCGGCCTTAATCTCGATAGTGTTAGCACGAACACCACCGTAGCGCATGACGAGAACGTCGCTGGCGCTGCCCTCAAAGGAGATAGTCGGCTCCTCAGAAGCGGGGGTGAACACGTGCTGGTAGCCACCACCAGCATACGCAGACGTGACGACCGTCGCAGCAAAAGCCGACTTGAGGAGCGAAGCAACATCCTTCGGGATGAGTTCCATGTCCATCGAGCCGGACACCGCGTACGGTGCAGCCATAGCGATATACCTGTCGCGGCTGTGCCTAATCTGGTCAGGCACGATAAAGTCGTTGGAGTCCTCAAAAGAGAAAGAGGTCACCGGAATGTATGCGGTCGGAGCGACCTGAACACCCTCAGTGGACTCTACTCCATATCCGACATAGCCAAGTGCGCCAAGGCCCATAGTTGTTTCCTTCGTTTACTGTTCGCGCTGTCGTTGTTTGTTAACAGTCAGCGTGACCTGTGCGGACTTGGCAATAACCGAGCCGCGCACCTGTACCATGTAGTCCGTGGCCGAAGCCCTGACTTCACGGGTGCCACCTAGCCCGCTAAGCGAGCGATTGTGGTCTGTCCTAAACCAGTTCCGGACCTTCTCCATGACCTGAACCATCACCCTGTCGCCCGTAGCCTCTAGGACCGTGGCGTCCCAAAAGGCCCGTGAGTCGATTAGCAGAGTAACGAGGACTTCCAAGTCCCTGACCTCGTAGCCGGTCGTCTCGATATCTGGAAGGTCTCGCACCGGCTGGACGGTGAAGCATGGGTAGGAGTTAACCGGAATGACTCCGGGGTCGCCCCAATAAACAGCCTCAATGGTCAGAATGTCGGAGCATCCCCCAGCAGCCGATGCTGTATCTTTGAAGAGTTCAAGTTCTGTAACGATAGAGTTGACTACATCTTCCATTACAGCCTCTTGAGATTATCGGCAAGAACCTCAGTTGCCCGCTTGTGCACTTCCCTGCTTGCTGGCCCCGTGGTGAACCAGTAGGGTCGGGCACGGCGGCGAGGCCCTGCTTTCTGTAGGATGGCCTTGTCTCCGAACGCACGGGCGTACCCGCCGTCGTCGCCAATCTGTAGTTCAACTCTAATCTGGCCGCCGTCAGGGTCGGTAGCGCTAAAGGTTCCCGAACCACCGGCAATGCGGAGAGCGGTGGCCGTGGTGTCGCGAAGGTCGCGGTACCGGACCATGATTGGATGGCTTCCGCTGAAACCCTTCCTCTCCCGGTCCTCGACTGTCCTTTCCCGAAGTTGGGGCCAGCCGCCGACAAACTTTCCTTCGCTGTCGAAGTTCTGCTCAAAGAGCCGCCCTAGGGCGTTGAAGCCAGCCTTCGTGATATCCTTGCCAGCATCCTCTTCGATGTACTCGCCGATTTTCTTCAAGTGCTCATAAGCCTGAGTGATGCCGGGCATCGAGACCTCAATGCGGATGGCCATTAGCCAAGCCTCTCTCGACGGTACCGCTCAAGCAAGTCAACAATCATCTGCTCAAGGTTTGTGACCATGAAGATTTCGCGCTCCTGCGGACCCTGATACTGAGGCTGCAAGAGCATGGCAATCTTAAGTGCGGTGGCACGCTGGACCGGACCCGGAACATCGGCATACCCGGTCTGGTAGGTCAGAGTATAGAACAGGCTGGGATACCACATTCCGCCGTAGAGCCCGGTGTAGGCAAGAGACGGCTTCCACTCGATAATGCCGCCCTCAAGGATGCGGAAGTCACTAACATCGAACTGGCCCGTCATGCCGTCAGGGGCCTCCCAATAAGCCGAAGTCAGGGAAACGACCGGGTAGTTGTCGGCAAGAAACTTAGTGTCAGGGCGACCCTTCGGCCCGTAGCGCGTCTCAGTGACCGTGGTCAGTGCAAACTTCCGGTCACAGTAGTCTTCAACGTAGTCGCTGGCCTCTTCGATGAGAATGTTCAACTGGTAAGCAGACGGCGAGAACGCCGACTTCAAGCCAAGAGTGGCCATGTTCTCGTTGAAGTATTCTGGTGTGATTAGTTGAGCCATCTAAGCCTTCCTGAGCAACTTGCTGCGCTTCCGCTTCCGCGTCCGCAGCAGAGACCCAGCGCGATGCTCAGACCTGCGAGCACCTGCGGTAATCTTAGCCATCGACCTGAGCGGTAGATTTCGGCGGTTGTCCCGCATCATCAGACGCAGACGAGAGAAGTAGCCCGGCCTCCGGCCCGGCTTCTTGCCACCTTTGACTTTCCTGTGCTGATAGGTCAATCCCTGACGCTGGCCGGGAGTGGACTTCCTTAATCTTGGCAACTACGTAGTCCTCAAACACTGTCCAGTCGAAAGACTTGATTGCCTCCAAGCCTGCCGCCCGCATCTTGTTTCTCTTGCGCTCGTCCCGCTTGAGTGCCAGAATAACTTTGGCAATCTCTCGCGGCGCCACGTTGGCGTACTTGGTGCCGCTCTTATGGATTTCCCAATCGTACGGCTCAAGGCCGACGCCGCCACCAAGCCGGGCCACTTCCCAGCCTGCTCCGTACTTGGTGACGGCGACCGGCGTCCCACATGCCATGGCTTCCGCGATAGGGAGACCGAAGCCCTCAATCTGGCTGGGTAGAACAAAGAGGTCAGCAGACCCAACGAGTTCTCGCAGCCCCGGAACATCTAGGTCTCCTCTTTCTGGAACACCCTTACCGAAGCCCGACATGAGCGGATTAAATACGACCTCGCCGTCGAGGCCGAAGGCGGCAGCCACTTCGGGCAGGTTCCACCCCTCAAGCCAGTGCCCCTGAAACGGGACGGTGTGGAGGTAGAGAACGATGTCCTTCTGGTTGTACTTGAACTTGAGGATGGCCATCGCTTCGATGAGTCGCGTCAACTGCTTGCGCCGAACATTCTGCGCAACGCAGGTCACGACAAACTTGTCATCCCAGCCCAACCGCTTGCGATAGGTCTGCCGCTCGTCGTCGTCTAGCGGCGTGAAGACCTCAGAGTTGACCCCGTGGTAGATGTAATCAATGTCTTTGTTGAGGTCACTCTTGGCGACCTGCTGGCCATACTGCGAGCAGGTGAAGAAATCAATATGGGAGAGAAGCGCTCGCCACGTTGAGTTGATAAGAGGCTCTCCCTCGATTGGGACGTAAGCCAGAAACGGGACCTTGGCGGGAATAATCTGCGAAAGCGCTGCGATGCTTCCCGGCTCTCCCGTGGCGTAAATGACATCTGGCTGAAACTCGTCATCCTCAAATACCTTAATCCCCCGAACGATACCCATGGGGTCGTTCTTCTCGGGGACGAACTGGATGATATCGAGGTCAGTCTCCTTCGGCTTCGACTGTAGCCCCGTCACCGACGCCACTGTCCAGCCCTGCCTTAGAAACGCTCTTACTGCGTGATTGTTTACGCGGCCGAACCCCGTCAGCCCCACCGGGCTGTCCCCCAGCGTCAAGACCTTCATCAACTTCTCCTGCACTCTCGGTACTAGTGGCATTCAGTTCGGCCTCGGCCAGAGCCCTAATCTCGGTCAGTTCCATAGCCCTGCCGGTATCAGGGTCGCACCTGAACCCCAAGATGAATGCGCGGTCAAGCCAAGCGGGCCTATCCACTGGCAGTTCGATTGTACCATACCGCACAACCGCACGACCGTCATAGAAATACTGCGTCCGGAGCGGGATATTACTTGGGTACAGATGCTTTAGAAAGATTGTGTTGGCCATCTGGCGGCTACCTCCGCAGTTGGAGGGAGGGCCGAAGCCCTCCCCGCACAACTACTTAACTACCCTAGAGGTTGAACCCCGTCAGGTGGACCGGCCGACCCTCAAGGGCGAAACCGAAGTAGCCCTTAATCATGAAGTCAGTCGAGTCCTTGGTCTTCGCGAGTTCCTCGTACGTCAGGTCCTGATGCACGAGCAACTTGGCATCCGCCCGGCGGATGAAGAGAATGTCGGTGTCGGTCTCCCAATGGAGGTCCGTCACAATCGGCAGCCCGTCATACGTGAGGACGCGGAAGCCAGCAGCAACCTCAATGCGGTCATTGAAAGCCTGCTGCGCCTGAAGGAGAGCGTTGATAGCCCGGCGCACTCGGCGCGACGTGACGATAAGGTCAACCTCACCGCGAGCGGTGTCGATGGCCTCGTCAATCATGGCGAGCGAGAGATACGAGCCGGTCTTGTCAACGACGCCGGAGCCCGTCGAGCCCCAGTTAGTCGAGTCATCCGTACCAATCTGGTACAGGATGCCGGTGATATCATTGCTGCCGCCGGTAGCGGTAGCGATATCCGTGCTCAGCTTCTCGATGACGGCGCGCGTGTGCGCCTCGACCTCAAGAGAGAGAGCGTTGTAAAGCGAGCCCGCAGCCTGCTGCATCGGCCCGGTGACCTCACCGCGCGTGTACAGATAGGCAACCGACTTGCTGACCTTCGCGTAGGTTGACTGCGAGGCGGCAGGCAGGTTGCCTCCGTCCGTCGCCCACGTAGCCGTCGGGAGAGCGTCCCGCCGACGGATGAAGTACGTGTTCGTCGCCCACGGCACCCGCGTCACGACGTTAGCGAGCACCGGCTCCTTCGTCGCGTAGTCACGGATAGCATTGTCCACAACCTCGGGAATGAGGTAGGAACCGGTAGACGCAAGGTCAAGGGCCTTGCGGATAGTCGTCTGTTCCATTGTTTTCCCTTCTAGCCTAGTCGGCTAGGATTACTTGCCGCCCGTATGAGCAGCGAACGCAAGCCGCATCTTGTCAGATGGGCTAGCCTTCTCAAAGACCTCAGCGAAATCGTCCGCAGCCTTCTTCGTGTCATCGGTGATGGCACCGGGCTCGTCAACGACCGGCCGAGACTCCAACTCAGCGATGCGCTCGTTTGCCTTCCGAAGTTCATCAGCAAGTGCGTCCAGTTCGGCCTTCGTGATGGCCGGGGCCTCAGCCTCGGTCTCAACGGTGGCCTTCTCGACGGTATCTTCCTCTTCGTCGGAAGCCGACTTCTCGCTAGCAGGGTCCTCAAGGACACCAAGGTCCGTGAGAGCGGTCTGCATTTCATTGAACAGGCTGAGCAGGCGAGCCGCCGTAGCGTTGCTCACGCGCTTTCCAGCCTTCTCAACGTCGTCCTCAGCGACAACATCGTCGCTGGACTCAGGCTCGTCAGCCTTCTCGACAGCCTCGGCATCAGCCTCGGGAGCCTCGTCGGCCTTCTGAGTCTCGTCCTCAGCACCCTCGGTGCTTTCAGACTTGGCAGCGTCCTCGACGGTTGCGTCAAGGAGTTCGCTGTTCTCTTCGCCCATGCGATTATCTCCATTCGGTGCGTCGGAGGACGACGCATCCTTAATCGACTTGGCCAACACAGTCCCGAAGGACGGATACCAAGCCGGTCGCGTCGTGTTGGAGATTTCATCCAGCACAACATTCTTGTAGGTACGGATAGTCGTATTTGCCGAGGCCACGAACTCGTCAATGTAATCGACCACCCGACCAGCAACGGACATGCCGTATTGCTTGCCCTTCTCGTTAATCTGTCGCCACAGGTAAGCGGCGGAGGGGTTGTCCATGTCCAGACGGACTTCGACGCCAAGGTGGAAGTTCTCTTCGACCCACGCTCGCGTAATCTCGCCAAGGTCGCGCAGCACGCCGTCGGGCGCGTGGGCGTCTCGGTAGACAAGACGCTGGCCGGGAGCAGCCCCGTTAATCTGCGCCGAGAACCTTTCGATGGCCTCTGGCGACATTCGCTCTCCCTCTGAGTCAATCTCCGGACCCGACGCATAGCCGACAAGGAAGTTGCCGTCCTCTCGCGTCTCGGACTTGACGATAGGGAATGTATACTTGAAGGTTGCTTCTGTCATCGCTTACCCGTCTCGCTGGTCCTCTCCACCCTGACCCTCGTCACCGGGTCCGGTCTCAAGCGCCTCGCCCTCGCCAGATGGCAGGGGCGGCGTCGGCTGGTTACTTGTACCCTGACCGGAGATAGGCTTGCCATCCGGAGCGATGAGGCGCATGGCCACGTCGTCAAGCCACTGGACGGGGATAGCCCCGGCAGCCGTCTGGACGAAGTGAACGTCACCACCCGGAATAGGCGGAAGACCGAGTTCTCCCTTGACCTGATTGATGGACATCGCGCCCATTCGCTCGGCCTCAGAGTACAACTTCATCATGTCCAACTGGTCGCGGCGGCTGGCATCGTTCTGTCGGAACAGAATGTCGTCCCACCCGAACAGTCTCATGATGATATGGTTGTTGATTTCCTCTTCCACTACGAGTTGCAGCGGTGAGATGTTCTCCTGCCGGAACGTGTTATCCGCTTCCTTCGACACGGAGCGGTTGCTGTTCTCGTTGATGCCAATCTTCGATGGGTCAACATCGAGCACCGAGAGGATTTCCTCACGGTTGAACTTGCGGCCCTCGATGAACTGCATGTCGGCGCGGGTCGAGACTGACTTCTCAACGCCGATATCACCCTCAAGGATGATGGGCTTGTGCGCATTCTCAGTGCCGACGTAGTTCTGCTCAAGCCACGTCCGGTTCCTCGCCACCTCTTCGGGCGTCGAGTTCTTCATGTTAAAGATGATGCCGGTGTGGGCCGAGTTCTCAAAGAAGCGCTCGTTGAACTTCATCGCAAACAGGTCGGAGGCGACAGTCAGTTCAAGGGCCGAGAGGAGGCTGAGCCCACGGATATCATTGTCGGGGTCATCAAACTTAAAGTGGACGACCTGCTCAGGCTTGTAGTCCTTGGCCACGTCCGAGTCGAAGATGGGGCCGAAGCGCCAGCCGATTAGTTTCCCGCCACGGACCTGCTCGTCCATGTACTGAGGATGCAGCCTGCGCGCGTAAAGGGGCTCACCCCGCCCGTTGGACTGGATGAGCCAGAAGGACTCGCCGTAAACCATAAGGTCCCGGTAGGTGGTCCGGAGCAACTGCGAGCCGTTAGACTCTCGGAAGAACTTCCGCAGGGTCTCGACCTTGCTCTGCACGACTTCCTCGTCGGCGGTCTGCGGCGTAAAGCGATACCCGTTGACTACGGCGACCTTGGATACCTTTTCGATAGCAGCCCTGACCGTCGGGTGCTGCCTGTACATTTCGTAATAAGTATTGTACCGGCCGCGACGACCACGGTCAATGGAGACATGCTCGCCCTTGGCACTGAGCCCAAGCACGCTGATGTTAGCGTTGACCTTCGGCGTGGGCTCGCTAACAACCGCCCGCTCGACGCGGCTACGGGTGCGACCTGCGCTTGTCTTACTTACCATTGTCGTCCTTCAAGGTGAATACCCACGTACAGGACAGCCCCATAGGGTCGGCAACCTTTACGCTCCAAGAATGCTTAGATACCGAGAAGCCAGTCACGTTCCCAGCCGCCACAGCCTTGCGCACCCTGCGCAGGGCCATCTTGGTGAATGGGTTAAGCGCTGTCTTTGAGATTAGACGGTCTAGGTCGCGGGTATCCATGTGGCTCTAGTCCTCCGTGGTGCGCGACTGCCACTTAACAATGGCACCGCACTTGCGGCACGGACCTTCTACAGAGCCAGTGATAATACGGTAAAGGTCACGGTGCTTGATGGCGATGGAGGCACCGCCGCCCTGCTCGTACCCAAACAGGGTACCGCAGGCGCACCTGACCGGCTTCGACATACTCATGGCTCTCGGCCCTCTCGTTAAAGGAAAGAGATACGCGCCGGAACGCGGCCCTCCCCGTAGAGTGCTAGCATCAGAGACCAGAAGTAGTCGTCAGCCTTGCCGGAGAACTTATAGAAGTTACTTTCGGTCTTTGTTCGCCTGATGCCGTGGATTTGCTTCCGCAGGTCTTGGATATCCGGCCAGCGCACCGCACCGACCTGCATATCTCCCTTGAACCGCGTAGCCCAACTCTCTTTCTTGGCGTTGGTAAATACCACGCCCTCAATGTTAACACCATTGAGCAAACGCTTAGCGTCTTCGACAAACTTCTGACCGACACCAGTCTGGTCGATGGTCACCCTGTCTGCCTTGGTCGCAACGATGAGCGACTTCATGTATTCAAACTGCTCGTTGTACGGCTCCTGCGTGGCGCGAGTGAAGAGGACTTTCTTCTCGCCGCTGTCCTCGTCGTGCTCTACGACCGTGAAGACGGTCTGGTCGCGCTCTTTGGCGAGGTCGATGCCGATGGAGATAAACCCCGTCGGCTCGTAGCGGTGGTCCCACTCACGCCACACCGGCAGTTCCGAGTCGGTGCAGTTGACAATCAACTCCCACGTAAAGTAAGAGGTCGTCTCGTCAGCGAACATCGCCTCATACTCGGTCTGGAACCCGATGAGGTCCCCGCCGAAGCCCTCGTAGATAGCGATAAGTTTATCGGTTCCGTACTTGCGGACACGGGCCTCGCTATCCGGAATGTCGGCAGCCATGGCCAGAGCCTCTTCGTAGAGTTCCGGCGGCACCATCGCGGAGCACTCCCACCACGGAACGGAGTGGCGGCTGTACTGCGGATAGGCGTTGGCGTCCGACATGATATCGTAGAACATTCCGGACTGGCCGAGGGGCGTCGAGATAATCGTCAGCCGACTGTTGCCGCGAGTCGTAGCAGGGATGGCCGCGTTGTACAGTTTCTTGGCGTCCCTGATGTGAGCGAACTCGTCAAAGTAAATATCCTTCTTGCCGCCCCGGATGGCGGAAGAGGCTGGCTGGCTGATGATGCTGCTAGTGTGCGGCGGGCGATGGAATGAGATTTCGTCATTCGCATTCGTCCAGAGCACCGGCTTGAGCGGAGGGTCCGTCTCCTTGAAGTGGTCGGGGATTGAGTGGTAGAGGTTACCGGCAATCTCAATCTTATCCGCCGCCTCCTTCTGGTTGATGGAGACGATGTTCGCCTTATAAGACGAACGAGTGCAGGCCGTCGCAGCGGTCTCGCCGCCGATGATTGTCGAGAAGCCAATCTGTCGGCTTTTGTTTACAATCCGAAACAGGCTCTTGTCGTTGAGGAACCTAATCTGGTAGGGTTCTAGGCGGAAGGGCTGGCTGTCCAACTCCGTCAGCGTTTCCAGCCATACCGCCGGATAGGCCGCCAACAAGGACACCCAATCTTCCACCTGCAAGGAGTTCTCGGTCTGCGACAATCTGTAGTAGCGGCTGCTTGCCGTCCTTCGCCTCGTCCTTGTTCTTGTCAATCTGGTGACGCAGGGACAGGAGGCTATTCAGCACCTTAAGGCGCTCTGTCACGTCCCGCCGGAACTTTGGCTCGTCGTCGTCGGTCGGGACCATTTCCTGAATGAGAGCGGGGTGAAGGTTGCGCCCAAGCAGCACGATAAGAATGTCGAGTTCCTTCTCGGTGGAAACGACATCGCCGCCCTTGACGACCCGCTTAAGATACTCAAAGTGCTCAGGAGGGATTTGCCCCTCAAAGGCGATGAGCATCTTATCGGCCAACTCAGTTGGCACGAGCGACTTTGACTTGTTCTTGGAGCCGGGCGGGCGACCAGCGCGCCGCTTTTCGCCAGCAAGGTTGCGGGTCCGGGCGACTGCTCCGGTTTGCCGCGACCCCTCTGTCTCCCTTAAGGCAGTTCGGCTATTTGCGTGGGTAGGCTCGTCTGCCATAAGTCTCCAAGATTAGGTGGTGCGCCGGGCCGCTGGTCGGTCCCACAGGACTTCCCATAAACTTTCACGTTACCCGCCCAAGTCTCCAACTGGTCTACGGTGGTCGAACGGCCCGGCGCGGTTAGCCATGGTCACATTCTACAGCACTTGTCAACCGTGCAGTCCTTAGCGTAGAAAGGGCCGCTCACGCTCTTTCCATCTGCGGTAGAGTTTATACCCCACCTTGGCATGCAGGGCAAAGAGAGCCCACATAGCCATACGCTCAAGCATACGCCCGGCGGTGACCTCTCCGGTCGTAGCCATCTGCGTAACACTGAGAGGAACGATGAATGACCACCCCATCACGATGAGCGTGATGACGTTCGGGTCTCGACCTGCGCAACAAAGCCCCAAGTAGACACCCATTCCGATGCCGCCAGCGACGATGGCGATGATGGTCGCGACCGAGATTACCTGTAGGTCGAAGAGGAATGTGGTATCCACTGGCTATCCGTCTTTACGAGTCCTGCGGTGCAGTTCAAGGTTCTCCACCGTGAGTTCACGGACTTGTCTGGTGAGTTCCTCGACCTTCTCGGAAAGCAGAACATTCTTGTGCTCAAGGATAGCCAACTGCTTTTCAAGGTCGGTGATACGGGACATCAGCGCTTTGTTCATGCCTTCCAACGTATCTTGGTAGGCTTCCTGCGCCTCACTCAGACCGGACTTTCGATTTAGCCAAAAGCCTACGACTTGGACTAGGAGAGCACTGACTGCACCAATAGCGCCAACAATAACTACTTCCATACCTTTGCCCACAGCCGTAAACCCTGCCATACGCCAAAAGAGAGCGGCAGCCGCTTGTTCTGGCCTCCGGCGCGATGTAAATAAACTGCTCGGAGCGTCGCAGATGCTAGACACTGCCGCGAGAGGGGAGAAACCCCCTCTACTATATTAGGCGAGTTGAAAGCCAAATGGCGACATTTACCTTCGGGCGTACGCCAAAAGACCCACGCCCAGCAATAGTGCAATGAACGCTGGAAAACCCATCGCATAGAAAAGCGAACAGATGAAGATGGCGAGCAGCGCGTACAGAAATAGCGACAGCCCGCATCCGATTTTGCTCAGCAGTCCAAGCGTCAGGTCTTCCAGCAGTTCCATTGTCTATGCCTCAGTATCGGTTGGTGGCAGAGTTGGTGTGGGCGTGGACGGCTCCGGCGAGAAGGTGGGAATGGGTGATGGTGGAGCCGTTGGTGAGGGCGTGGGTGTGCTCGCCGGAGGCGGAGTCACGCTCGGCTCTGGTGAAGGAGGTGTGCTCGCCTGCGGGGAGGCCGATGCAGGAGGCGACGATGGTTCCGTCGAAGGGCTCGTGCTCGGCTCCGCTGGCGGCGTCGGGCTGGGTGAGATAGGCGGGGTGACAGATGGCTCTGCTCCTTGACATTCCCCAAGGTAGTCATTCTCATGACCGGCCCTAGGCGTCCCGTTCTCGTAGAAGTGGCCCGCATTCCCGAACGCTGCGTTCCACGATAGAGTCAGGGTGATGAACTTAAGTGTACCGTCCTGTCCTGCCGCGTGGCAGATAGTTACCTTGTCGGCTGCGGACACTGAGCCCGCTACGGCTGTCGCTAGGACAAGACCAGCAACAACCAGAGTCCCCGAGACTATTCGCATGTTACTCCTTGCGTACTTCATACAGGAAGCGCATCGGCGAACCACAGTTGTCGCAGACAGGATGACGCTTCCACTGACGTTCAGTATACGCCTTTCCGAAGTACATGCCAACCTTCTTGCCCGGATAGTGGTGGTTGCATGCACCACCACAGGCGGCAAAGACGGTCGGGTCGCTGTAGTCGAGCCTGATTTCAATCATTCGCATTCTCCCCTAACAGGCAGAGTAACCACATGAGAGGCACTTGGAGCAACCCTCCTGCCAGACGACGCTAGAGTTGCCGCACTCCGGGCATAGGTCGTAGTCGAGGCGGGCCGAAGCCACAGGCGGCGCCACGCTGACGGGTTCTTCCTTGACAGGGACGGGGGCTTCTGTAGAGTGATTTTCCGCAGATAGCGCAACTCCGATAGCGTGAGGGATTGCCCGATTGAACTGCGACTGACCTCCGACGCCTTCCAACTGGTTTGCGACTCCGCCGAGAGTAGCGCCCTTCCGAAGCGCGAGCGAAGCAAGGCGTCCGAGAGCCTCAGCCATAGCGGCAACATCGGACCCTGCCTTTCCGACATTGAAGAATACTTCCACCGGGCGACCGCTGCTCGCGTCTCGATTGACAGTAACGTAAGCCGCACCGGCTCTAGTCTCGACCTTCGTCGTGGTTCCGTGAAGATTATCTGGTCGCTGCCACTCCGCAAGAACACCGGAGTCATTGAGCGTGAGTAGGAGTTCTTGAACTCGCTCAAACTCGGAGCGTAGGAACTCGTAGTCTCCTGATACCCCATCGGACTTACCACTGGCGCCCTCCTTATTCAAGACCTGCGCTCGACCGGAACCGTCGCGGAAATACGCAAGGCCCTTGAGCCCGGAGGCGTAAGCGAGCGTGTATGCTTCTAGAACATCTTCAACGGTGTGGCTGTTGGGGCCGTTAATCGTCTTGCTCACCGACGAGTCGATATAGCGCTGCGCGGCAGCCTGCATCTGGATATGCTCTTTGACGGTAACGTCGTTGCTGGTGACCCACTCGTCTCCGAGCGGCACGCCTTCGGTGGCGTACTTCGCCAGAGCCGGAGCCCTGACGATGTGCTCGCCGGTCCGGTCCTTGCGGATATACGTGAAGTCAAAGTACGGCTCGATGCCGGAGTTGACGCCAGCGAGGATGCTGGTCGTGCCGGTCGGGGCCTGCGTGAGAAGGAAGATGTTGCGGAGGCCGTACTCCTTAATCTGCTCGCCGAGGGCAGAGCCCTCGTACTCAGCAAGATACGGACGCTCGGCCATCTCAGGCCGCCAAGCCGGAGCGGCGCCCTTCTGCTTAGCAAGGGCGACCGAGCGCATGATGGCGGCCGTCTGCATTTCCTCAAACACGCGGGCGGTGAACTGGATGGCGCCGTAACTGCCGTACCGCAGACCGAGGCCGATGAGGGCGTCGGCAAGACCCATCACCCCGAGCCCGACACGGCGAAGCCGCATCTGGATTTCCTCGTTCTCGGGGATGAAGTAAAAGTTCTTGTCAATGGCATTGTCGAGGAACTCGATGGCGTCCCCGACATCACGGGAAAATCGAGTCCAGTCAAATGTCCTCTTGTTCCACAGCGGGTCGGAGGCCGTGTCCCTGATGACGTAAGCATCAAGGTTCATGGCGCCCAAGTTGCAGACCGAGTACGCCCCGAGCCCCTGCTCGCCGCAGGGATTGACGGAGATAATCTTCTCGACCCCCTTGGCGGTTGACTGCTCGTTGTAGCGGCCGAGGAACACCACCCCCGGCTCGCCGGAGGCCCAAGCGCTCTCGGCCATCTTCTGCCAGAGGTCGCGGGCGCGAACGCGGTCATAAACCCGGACCCCGTAGCCCTTCTCGGTCCATGACTTGATATCGCCGTCCCACTCGTCGTTGTAGTGCTCGTCATCGGTCTGCGGGAAGACAAGCGGCCACTCGGCATCTTCGTGAACTGCGGCCATGAACTCGTCGCTGACGGCAACCGAGACGTTGGCATTCGTAATCAGCGAGAAGTCCCGCTTGGCCTCGATGAAGTCCAAGACATCAGGGTGCCAGTCGTCCAGCATGAACATGGCCGCCCCACGACGGGAACCGCCCTGCTCGACAACTCCGACTGCGCGGCTGGCAACGTCCATCCAACTGACGGGGCCGGAGGTCGTGCCGTTGACTCGCTTAAGATGGGCGCCCTTCGGCCGGAGGACGGACCAGTTAATCCCGACCCCGCCCCCACGGCTCATGATGTCAACCATCAGGCCGATGGTGTCGAAGATAGCCTCGCGGCTGTCGGAGCCAGCGTCATCGAGGGCCATGCCGGGCAGGCCAGCGTAGCGGTGGGCACGCCGGGCCTTCGTCTCAACGGGAATGACGTAGCAGTTGTAGAAGGTGACCTCAGCCCCGGTCCCGGCACCAGCGAGGATACGCCCGCCGGGAACGAACTTGAAGTCCCTGAGCAAGTCGAAGAACTTCTGCCGCTGGGCTTCGTCATTGCCCATGAAGTTCGCCACCCGCTCCCACATCTGTCCGGGGTCGTCTTCAAGTGGACGGCCCTCGCCGTCCTTCATAGCGTAGCGGTCTAGGAAGACCTTTAGTCGTTGCTCGTTCAAGGCAGACCTCATTATAGACTATTTTCGGCGATGATACGCCTTAATGCCAACCGTGGAAGGAGAGTAGGAAAGGCCGCCTGCCGGGAAGGGAACTGACCGTACAAACGGTGCAAGGAGGCTACCTTGCATACCCAGCAGGCGGCCGGGGACGTAGCGGTGACCTGCATCGGAGGCTACGTCTTATACTTATATATACTGTGTCCTTGTCTTCTGTACTTACAAGTACGTTAAGTATAACATGCCTTGCAACCTTCTTCAAGTACCCCTAGTAAGGAGATGTTACGTCACCTTACAGTCTGTATAAGTAGCAGTAAGGCTGTGACTTGCAAGGAGTGCGTATTACTAACAACGGGCTGCGGTTTGAAAAAGCGAAAAAATCCACGATGTTGTACGTTAATCAAGGTTCGGGACTGGTGAGTTTGAAAGTTGTTTATATTTCCAAGAGTCACTTGGAGCGGCACGAGGGGCCGGTCTCGGAGCCCGCGAGAGGGGCCGCCGGTCGCGCTGCTATCGCCTGCTATCAGCCGACCGCCCGCCCGAGAGACCGCCCGCCACCCTCCGCCCGCCGCTCCGCCGGTCGCCTATCGGCCCACCACGAATGTGCGACCGCCCGCGCCGCCGAGACTAACGCATGCACATATGCGCATATGACGATATCCTCTGTGAGCCCGTAGAACGGCCGTAGAGCGGCGATGCGACGGCTCCCGCCCATTCGGTCTCGGCCCTACCGTTTCGGGCCGTGACGGCCGTTTCGTGCTCAGAGAGGGTAGGGTCTCACGCTCACGGCTCCGCCGAGCCGGACCCGGCCCGGACCGCCCGTCCGGACCGCGCCACGAGAGACCCGCCCGACCGGCCGCCGAGAGACCGGCCCGGACGGCTCCGGCTCCGGCCGACCCTCCCGCCGGAGCGGCTCCGGCCCGGCGCCGGACGGCTCCGCCCGGACCGGCTCCGCCCGGCTCCCGCCCGGCCGGGCCGACCGTCGGACC